CCTTGTCCACCTTGACCTCTATAAACCTCAAGCTGAGTCGTTGTAAGTCCACTTGGCGCATTAATTCCACCTCCGCCACCTCCAGCATAATAAGTATTTGTCCCAGTGATGTCTGATTGAAAGCCATCGCCACCATCACCACCATGATTATTTCCGCTGTGGTTTCCATCTTGTCCAGCGGCTCCAGCTCCACCACCACCACCAGCTTGAGTGTTAGTGGTTCCGTCCGCAGATCCATCACCACCATCATTAATAAGAGATCCCTCAGATGTTTCATTTCCAGAGGCTGTGCCGCCAGAGGTTCTAGCTCTACCAGCTCCACCTCCATTATTACTAGCGCTATTTACTCCAGCACCTCGACCGCCTCCAAATACTTCAAAATCAAAAACAAAGTCTCCAGATTGGTCTGCATTAGATTTAAATTGACTATTTGAGCCAGCTGTATCTGCCGCCCCTCCAGCGCCTACAATGATTTTATAAGCCTTTCCAGTTTGTAGTTTAATATTATTTTTATCTAAAAACTCTCCAGCTCCACCGCCACCGCCACCTCGGTTTTGAGAGCTCCCACTTCCAGTCCTACCATAGCCGCCACCTCCACCGCCGCCGACAACTAAAGCACGTCCTAAAATTGGTCCTTCAGCGGTTGATGCTTTATTTCCATAGGTCAATTGCCAGCCATAAGTAGCATCAGAATATAACAGTTGGACTGATCCAAAATTAGTGCTTATTTGTCTGTCTCCGTCTGCTCCTAAAATTTTATTACTTGATGTAATAACTATAGCGTTAGTGGCTGAATTACCAGCGTAATCAATTATATTTACAGTGTCTCCTAGACTTGGGCTTGACGGCGCAGTAACTGTTATTGATGCGCTTGATGCATCTACAAAATATCCCTCTCCAGCGGTGGCTGTAAAATCGGCAGTTTTTATTGATGACTGCCATGATATGTCAGCTCCAGCTACAGCTGTGGAATTTATCGTTAATGTATCAGTGCTAGCGTTGGTCGATAGTGTAATATTATTACCAGCTGCTATAGTTAGAGTATCAGAGCTTGAGTCAGCTGCTATATTACTTTGACCAGATACTGCAAAAGTTGAAAAGCAATTAGGGGCGCTATCCCCAGAAACATCATTTTGAGGGACAAAATTTGATCCATCCCATTTCAAGACTTGACCAGAGCTAGGTGCGCTTGTTGTTGTATCTACATCAGAAAGATCATCAATACTAGCTGCCGATATTCTGCCATCAGCTCGAGCATTTGTAAAATATAGATTTGAGGATCCTTCAGACAGATCATCTGTAGTGGCGGCTGCTATTCTTGCATCCGCTCTAGCGTTGGTATAATATAAATTTGTTCCTTCAGTAAGATCAGCAGTATCGAATCCAGTTAAATTTCTAGTGTCAAAATTAACAGTATTCCCCATTAAGGCATGATTACCGCATTGATAATATAAAACTGTCGGAGTTGTTTCTGTCGCTACTATTTGAACGTATGCGCCAGAGGATCCAGCGGTTCCGCTTGTAGTAACGCCAGAGGTAAATGCAGTTGTTTTATCCGCCTCATAATAAAACCCTAAAGGATGCCCAGAGTTAGATGCATCTGATTGATCAAATTTATATGTTTTACCGACAGTTAAATTTAAATAAGGCGCCTCAACTGAATCTATAAGATATCCATTAGAAGACCCATTCCCATTTTCTCTATGAGCAGCCGTTTTTGTCGCTACAGTTACGGTATAACTTATAGCAGTTGCGCTATGAGGCTCCGCAATATTTTGTTTTGAATCTATTTGATTTTGGACTGAGCCAGTAACCCCATCCAAATAGCTGACCTCTGTAGATGTAACAGCGGAAACAGCAACTTTTCCAGAGCTGTTAGAAATTAAAGCTCTTTCAGTAGCTAAATTTGTATCATCTATTGTAGTTGCAGCTCCAGTTATTGTGTCTTGTTTTGAATCTATTTGCGTTTGTATTCCGCTTGTTACGCCATCAAGGTGCCCTAATTCAGTTGATGTGATGTCAGATACAGCAATTTTACCGCTAGAATCAGAAAATAAAGCCCTATCGGCAGTAAGATTACTATCCGTTACGGTGGTGGCTCCTCCAGTTATTTGGCTTTGTAATCCATTTATTTGAGTCTGTATATTAGAAGAAACGCCATCCAGATGACCCACCTCAGTGCTAGTTACATCAGAAACAGCGACTTTTCCAGACCCATCAGAAACGACTGCTCTAGATGCTGTTAAATCTGAATCATCAATAGTAGTTGCTGCTCCAGTTATTGTATTTTGTTTTGAGTCTATTTGAGTCTGTATGTTTGATGTTACGCCATCCGTATGGTTTATTTCAGCAGTTGTAGCAGTTACTCCATCAAGTTTATTTATTTCAGCACTAGAGGCGGTTATTGATAAATCCCCTAGTGTCTCTACTTTTGAATTTAATTGAGTTTGTATTGCAGACGTAACGCCATCTAAATGATCTATTTCAGTGCTGGTTACATTAGAAACTGATACCTTTCCTCCAGAAGTTGAAACCAAGGCTCTGTTGGCTGCCAAATCGGTGTCTGTTATGGTAACAGCGCCACCAGTAATCTGAGTTTGTAGCCCATTTAATTGAGTTTGTATGTTTGATGTTACGCCATCTATATAATTAATTTCAGCCACTGTAGCACTTATTCCTAAATTTGTTAGGGCTTGAGTAATCTCTCCAGAAGAAAGGCTTTGACTGGCATCAAATCTTAATCTTTTGCCTAGAGCTGTAGTAATTGTTGTAGAAAAACTGGCATCATCACCTAAAGCTGCCGCTAGTTCGTTAAGAGTATCTAATGCAGTAGGTGACCCATCAATTAAATTTGTTATTTGTGTATCAACATAATCTTTTACGGCAGCATTACTTGGGACTTTAGTGTCTGAGTCATTTGAACCAATAGCATCCGCCTCTCTAGTTAAAGTGATTATAGTTCCATCAGCTAAAAGAATTTGCAAAGCTGTGCCGCCAGTCTTTACTAAAGCAGCGGCTGATATATTTCCATCTGCTGTAATTGCACCAGTATTGTTAACAGATATATTTAAATCATTTCCAGCGCCATCGGTAAGCTCTTTGTCAGATGATCCTACTGTTGAGTTATCAGTTGTCTTGATCAGACCCTCGTAGGTGTCTTTGATCTTAGTGTTCTGTAAACTTGTACCCATTAGATTATTTTATACAAAATTAATAATTTTATTGATTCCATATAGCATTTATATTTTGCCATTCTTGATCCACTCGGTTCCAGATTAACCCTATAAACTTTGGAATTATAATTCTCCTTATCTTATTAGTAATCTTAGATTTTTTGGGTCGAGAAACTCCACTACCTAAAGCCATTATCTATGCAAATAACAAATTACAATTCCGCTAGTAATTGATACTGTATGAAAGTCTCCATATAATATATGACCCTCTTTAAAATCAAGGCTAGTTATAGAGCTGTCTCCTACAGTATGATTTGATGTCATAGTAATTACAGCATCTTTTAAACAGTGAATAGTGCAAAAGCTCTCACCGCTAGGGGTTGAGGTTGTTGCATCTTCATCTAATAGTCTAAAACCAAAGTCTCCAAAGCTTAGTCTGTGATAGTGATTTGCGCTATAAAGTTGTTTTGTTGCCATTTATTATCTACGTCTTCCTTGCCCCTTATATTTTTTTTTCCACCCTCTTTTATTTACAGAGGCGTTTTTAGAATGAACTCCTTTTCTTTTTTTTCTAGGCTTTTCAAAATTACTGATTTCTTTGATTTTAGCCCTCATGTTGTTTTACCTTTTAGCTTTTCATAGGTTCTTAGACCACCCAGTCCCAGCATTCCCATTAAAACTGTAAAAAGAGGTTCAGTATCGAGTTGCGGAAAATCAACATCTGGATAAATAGTTTGAATAATAGGAAAGGCGACAAAGTGATAAGCAAATGCAAGGCTAGAAACCCAGCCGACACTAGGGCGCCAGCCGCTGACAAATATACTTCTGTGCTGAGCTTCGACTTCATTTATTTTAGTTTGTAATTCTATAAGTTCTTTTGGATCAAGCTCTTTTCCCTTTATTGCCTCTCTAATTTCCCAAGCTAATCCTCCAATAGCTGACTTCTTATTATTTTTTCCACCTAAAAGACTCAGTAAAGCTTTAATCATCTTTATTTATTGTGATTGTAGATCCGCTGGTATTACTTATAAAGCCAGATGACATCTTTGTCTTTTCTTGGGTCATCATCGACATGGATGAAAACCTCATGGACTCCGATCCTAGAGAACCCAGCTCTGAGCAGCGAGTTGATAATAATGAATCTAGATCTGGATCCAAGGTACTTAATATCTGCTGCACACGCTCCGCCCTCTGTTGTGGTGAGATGGGAACTATTGGGTTTCCCTCCAACTTTTTTATTGTGATCTGGCGTTCGTACTCCGCTATTGATTTGAAAGGGTAACTTGGCATAATGCCTAGCCAAATCAAGCTTATAGATGAAATTATTAGACATATACTTAGCGCCACTACCTTTTTCGTCTGGTGAATCAAATTCATCTGTTTTAAAATATTTAAGTTTATCCATTACATTCGTTTTTACAGTTGCACTTGCCGCTTTTACTGTCATCATAAGCAAGGCTTTTATTTAGCAATAACCGATCTATAGTGTCATCTTGTAACTTGATAAGCATATTTTCCAGCATATCCTTTGCGCTAACTAACATCTCTATCTTCATTTCCAAGTTACTTATCTTCTTTTTGGCTGCTTCTAAATCATCTGGATTTCTGCCAGTGATGCTTGATATTACCATGGCTATTGATGCCGCTATCATACCAATCAAGGTATTTACTATCTGAGAATTTTCACTAGGGATCTGATATCTTGTTAAATAGAACAATATTATAATAACTAAAAAGAATACTATAAGCGCACCTATATAGTGGCGAATGTCTTTAGCTACTCCATTAGTTGGCATTTTCATTTTTTTAAAGCCTTTATTATGTTAACAACCGTAAACACTAGCGTAGCACCTAAAACTAGCATCTGTAAAAAAGGATTTATCTCACTAACACTAATCATCAGAGCTGATAAGTTTAGCCCATATAATCCAAAAATTCTCATATCATCACTCATCTTATTTTATAAAATAGCCAAGCTTTTTTTTCTCTCGGCTTACAAACTGTCATTGTTTCATTTCCTATGTAAAAACACAAAGTATAATTATCTAAAGTGTCTTTTCTGGAAACTAAAATCTCGTAATCTTTTACATCTAGATTTCCTTTAGCTAATACTTTTATAGAGTCTTTTTTAATAAACCTTACAAAAGTATTGTTTTCCTTTATCACCACATACTCGCCTTCATGACTCGCCCAAACCCCATAAATATCATTATTTTGAGATAATGCAAAAGTAGTAAATAATAAAAAAATTATTTTCTTCATTCTGTACTATAATTTATTAACTATGTTTGAGACCTCTATTATTGCTCTGAAATATGTTTTATCATTAAAGTCATCCTCAAAATACTGTATGTTTTCAATTCTAACTGAAACCACGCTGAATCCATTTGATGATAGATCTGGGTATCCATCGGATCTAGTTCTTACTGTATTAATTACACTATCAACAATTTGATTTGCTTGAAGTTCGCCGCCAGAATCGCCATCAAACCCAGTGACTACCTCTATCCTAGTTTCACAATTTAATTGAAAAGTGTCTTTAGATTGGTTTAATTCTCTAGTGCCTACAGAATAAATTCTTATATAAGGCTCAGAGGCATTAGCTGGGACTCTGTTATAAGCTGGAACAGTTAAAGATCCAACGGATAAATTATTGAGTCTGCTAATATATACAGCTCTTAAGTGATGTAAAGCTTCATTCATTTTTAATGTCTTTGATTCTTTTGTTTAATCTATTTAAAAGCTTTTCTAATTCAATTCTCAAAGCTGGAAAAAAGAAAGGTTTGGGCGCTCTATGTTGTGGAAATGTGATCTGTCTCCAAATAGGATTCCCCCTAGTGCCTAAATTTACTGGGATTGTGCCTTTAAATCCTTTTCCTTTAAATTGCCTCGCATAGCTTGAGGGAATACCCAGTTCTTTCATTTCAGATAGATCCACCCCCCTACCTATCCCAAATTCGATATAAGGTGAATAATGAGTAACATTTTCCACATAAGCCTCATCCCCACTCTTGCCATAGTTTTGACCTTGTTTGAGTCCGCCTCTTGACTTTTTAAAACCAGATCCAGAAATAGTTCTTTTCATTCTTGCATCGGCTAGAGCCACAGTGGTTCCTAGCTCAGTGCTTAGCCCTTTATCTGATAACTTTTTAAGCTCATTTATTTTTTTATTAAGCTTCTTTAAATCTCTGTTATTTATTTTAATATTAGTCAATTTTTATAGCTCTTATAGTTGTAAAATATTTATGTTCACTATCAAACTTTTCGTTGATTCTGTATTCAGTGGAGTTCCCTTCTATTTGTAGTATATCCTCATCTAAAATATTATCAGCTGTTTTTTTTCTTACTATTAACTCAATATCAACAAACTTTTTTCTTTGGGAGTTTTGAGTACTTATGTCTCCAGATACATCTTTTTTTGATGCCCAGATAGTCAAAACAGTAGCTTTTGAGGCTGTTGTGCCGCCATGCCCATCATCTGCCTTTGTTAGTCGTTTTATTAATACCCTAGTGTCTAATTTTCCAGCATTCATTAGATAAATAAATTTTTCTCACCTATTAAAAAGGTTCTAACAGAGGTTGGGATTTCACTAACTTGTCCACCACCGCTCACAAACTCAGACCTATTATCATAGTAAGTAGAAACCAACTGCATTAAAGCGTGATCAAAGTTTGACCCAGTAAGCCCCTCGGTGATATAAGTAACTTTTACCTCTTTAGCTGGTAAAGTATCGAGCAAAATCATTTCTTTGTCAATTCCTTTAACTTCAAACGCCGCTGTAGATCCATCAACAGTGACAGAGCTTATTGATGCCACTGGCGCAAAAGGAATATTAAGCCTAGATTCTAAATAAGGAATATAGACAGTTCTATTTTTAGCCACTATGTCTCTAGAGAGGTAATTTTCTAAAGAGACTCTAGCGGTCACTATCATTTTACCTATTATAGTATCATCAGCCGTTGTATCAACTCTTAAAAAAGCTTTGGCAGATGCTACATCTATAAGCTCTGATCCAGTTACAGAATTTACTTTTACTTGATAATGAAAGTTATCTGGACTTTCACTAGAATACCCTCCGCTGTTATATGACATTATTTACGCTTTTTTGTAGTTCTTTTTGCTGGAGCCTTAGCCTCTTTCGTTTTTTTAGGAGCCTTTTCTTCTTTAGATTTTGGCTCTTCATAGGGCTTAGCTATCTCTACGGCTAAATAGTGTCTTAGCTCTTTTCCATCTAGATCGACTATCTCTCCTTCTTTTCTCCAGCCATCGACTGAGAAAACATCTTTTAATAAAATTACTTTCATGATTATTAATTTTATACAAATTTAAAAAAAAAGCGCCACTCTGAGAAGAGCAGCGCAATTTCAAACCAAACAATTACTATTAACTATTATGAAAAAAAAGTATATAGACAAATATATAAATTTTAATTGAAATTAAAGTTATTGTAAAAAACCTTGTTTTTGCCCTTTTTAGAGGCTCTAAATGATTTCATGTTACCCAAGTTAGGGAAAACAAAAAAACCGCCATAAAAACCGCTGTAAACAGCAAAATAATCTATTTTGTCCTTAGTGTATTTAGTTCTTGAGTTATCTAGTGGAATATTTACTGAATTTTCATTACCTCTGGGAGTTTTGTCAGATGATTTAATCTGAATTTTATATAGGTTGCCTTTAGAATCGACAATACAATCATAGACACTAGAGTCTAGAATCGGCATTGAAACAGTGTAGTTTCTTTTTGTACATTCAGCACAAAACAAATACTCTGCAAAACATCCTTGATGATTTATTCCCAAAATCCAAAATTATTCTATATCTAAGATACTAAAAAAAGCCCCCTATCTCTAGGAGGCTGAACAAAACAGAAATGAAAAAAGGATTATTTCGATTTAGGGTTCCTTAATTTCTTAATAAGTTTATTTAGTTTTTTTATTCTCTCAATGGATTTATCTATCTTTTCCATTGACTCTTTAAAAGTGTCTTTTCTATTCATTAGCATAAATCATTAAAGCGATAGTAATCATTAAAAAAGAGTCAAAGTAAGATCCAAACCTTATTTGAAAGCTTGCGCCCCAAACAAGAAATAATAAAATAAGGATCCATTTCATTTTTTTTCCGTTAGGCTTTGTCATATATAAAGTGAATTAATGAGTAAGTAATAAAATTAGCAGCAAGTATGGCGATTAGAAATAATACCGCTGTCCATACAATTTGTCTTTTTATGTTAATGGCATTTCGCCTTGATGTAATTCTTTTATATTGTTTTAATTGATTTTCCATTATTTTTAATTTGAATTAATGCTTGACCAGATTTAGTAAGCTGGTTATCTTCTATGATCCACCAGTCCATCACTTCAGTTGCGCTGGCTTTTCTTAAGCTAAGATTGCTGATAAAGGTTACAGCATCTTTTCTGTTTTCAAAGGCTTTAGCCTTTCTAAAATTAATAGTCCATTTATGATCTACTGTCATAAACTCCTTAGAATTTTTGCTCACCACAAAGTAAGCGATTTTTTTAAACTCCATAATAGTTTGATTTTAAGTTAGTTAATTAATCAACGATTTTACTGATACCTACAAGGCGCTGACCTATGGACTTCTCAATCCAATTCCTAGCATCTTTAACGCTCCAGAAGTCTGCCTCAATTACCAGAGGATCTGCTCCTATTTTAAATCTTACTGACCATCTTTGTGATCTTACTCTTTGACTGTTTCTCATAATAGCTTGTTTTAATGGGAGCCTTTCGGCTCCCTTGGTTATTGATTAGTCAATTATTTGAGGCTCTGTACTACTCTCTATATCTTTGAATTTATGGTATAGATCTCCAAATTCTCCAGTTCCGTAAATTCCTTCACCATAGTGATTTTGAAAGAAAATGGTTAATCCTTTAGTCATAGCCTCTTTACTTTTTTCAGTAGGGGTTCTCTCCATTTGACTGATTAATTGCTCTATAGCATTCATTTTTTGTTCTGTTGTGTAATTTTCCATAATATTAATTTTTAATGGGAGCCTTTCGGCTCCCTTGGTTAGTTATTGTTTTTTAAACTTTTACCACTAAAGGTTCAAACATTTCTAAAGTTTCGTTGATACTATCAAGCTCCTTAGCGTACCAGTCCTTATAGTTTATAGCCTTAATCTGCATTGGCTTACCTAGCATATTATTCCAGCTACATTTCTCTTTGATTTCTTTTACTCCTCCAGCAGTCCACTGAGATGGTAATTCAGTACCCTCTATAGGCATCAACTTTGCTTTACCGTCTACTAGTCTAACAGTGCTAGCACCTACCTCTACAATGTAGTTATGAGAGATAAGGCCAGAATGTAGTCTGGTTTGGAACTCTAGTGAGCTTTTTCTTTCTTTTAGTTTCTTAATAATTTCTAATGCTTTCATAATTTCTAGTATTTTGTTTTGTTTTACTCTGTAAAGATATAAACTTTTTTTATTCCACCAAAACTTTTTTTAATTATTTTAAAGTTTTTTTAGAGTAAGGGTAAAAAAAAGAGGATCGCAAAGATCCCCTTTAATTACCGCCTCTTTAGGTTATGAGGTCTCTAAGGCTGTTTTAGCACTTGAGAAAGTCCCTTGCACGATAGCATTGGGAGCATAATTAGTAAGACCAGCTCTAAGCTGCGCTCTTACAGTTACAAAATTTGACTGGAAATTAGTTCCATCTTCTCTAGAAAATTCAATTCCTAGATTCTCTCTGATCCAGTACTGAGTTGCAGCTCTTGAGTCCATTACTAAGAATTTTCCATTAGGAACAGCAGTGTTGACAGTTACTGGGATGCCCATAATAGTAGGCTGGATTCCAGTATAAATTTGCTGTCTTAGGTATTCATTAGCAGTAGATTTCAATAATACGATCTTATGCAAATCAGTTGGATTCAATAAGATAGTATCTGCTTGATAGTTCAATAGAGATAGCTGATTCAAAGCGACCACTACAACATCATACTCATTAGCTGACTCTACAGACTGATAAAATAAACCGCCGCTAGATGTAGTGAAAGCAGTTCCATCAGTAAATAGTCCATCTAAATTTGGGCTAGATCCATCTCCATTTAGGATCTCAGTATCTTCTACAGATAGCACCTTATTAGGTACTCTTGCAGCAAGATAAGAGGAAAGACCAGCTGTATCCGAAAGCATTTCATCGGTTAATTTAAGGAACGTACCAATCTTCTCCATATTTACAGAGGTTGCAGTGACGTCAAAGTCAGACTGACCTAGTGCTGATCCTTGAGCTGTAGCAGCTGCATTGTCAGTGTAAGCGCCTTCCTTGGGAAATCTTACAGTTTGAGCATCAGTAGATCCATTAGGGATCAAAGTACGGACATGCACTTTTCTTGATGGATCAAATTTGAAATCTTCAATCACTTGCTCTCTAGCCACTACTCCAGTGTTAGTGTTAGCCATAGTCATATCAGAGCTTTTTACTTCAAATCTTGCTCCGTTATGAGTTCCTTTTCTAATACCTTCTAGGGCGCCATCATTAACAGCTTTTTCAATTTGTCCTTTAAAAGACAATTTCATCGATCCCTCGATATCTTTTTTAGCAGCTAGCTCTACAGAGTCCATTCTTTTAGTTTGCTCATCAAACTTAGCTACAAAATCTTGAGATAGGTTTTCTATTTCAGACTTAAGCACGCCATCAAATTCATTTTTAGCATTATCTTTAATCTGACCAGATGCCTTCTCAATTCTCTCATCTACTAGACTTCCAATTTTATCTAGTTGTTCTTGAATGTTAGACATATCAATTAATTTTTAGATTATTATAAACATTATTTAAAAACTCTAGCTCATCGTTTTTAACTTCTATCGGCTCTGTAACCTCTACAGTTGGCAAAGTGAATGTTTGAAATATTCCTTTGAGCTTATATATTTCAGATTCTAAGGCAAAGCCCAAATCATCTGAGATATTTCCTTTTCTGAGCAGCTTAGCAATTTTATCAAATCGGTCAGCTACTTTACTTGGATCATAGTTCCCTTTGTGATCCATTATCTTAGCCTCATCATTAGCGGCTAAAGTTACAGCAGAAACCTCAAAGAGTTTGACTTCATAAATCTCTCTTTTACTCTCTGCATTCATTTCTTTTCTTATAGGCATTATGCCGACTGAGTTTTCTGTTATTACTCCAGCCCTTACAAGTTCCATCACATCATTTCCTAGAGTAGTTTTAGCTATCTCAGCCTCAAACATTAATCCCTTTTGATCCTCCTCCAGCATTCTCATTTTGCCTATTGGTTTATCCATGTCATGCTGATAGAGATATTTCACTCTAGAACCATTCTCTGATATTGTTTTAAGATATGCGCCTTTTCTAATTATGTCTCCATCGGAATCAACATTATTAAAAACGGATGCATAGCCTTTGACTATTCCAGCTTTGTCATCCATGTCTATTAGCTCACCCATTGGAGCTGACTTAAATAAAATATTTTTCATTTTACAAAGATATTAAATTATAACTTTTCTAAATCATGTGGAGTACCCTCTTCAAAAATTATATCATTATTTTGATTCTTTAAAGGCTCATCATGCTTATTTGTCATGATAATCTTTTGAGGAATATCTTTAAAAGCTTTGCATCCTAAATCAAACTGATTCCAGTTTTTACATTTATAACATATTAAATCTTGATTTGGTGTCATTTTCCAAAATATTTTTTTGTTAATTCTCCTATTTTTATTGCGTATTTTGATGGATTTGATCTTAGCTCATATTCTGTAAAACCTTCAGCAAAAAATTCATCCCTTGATGTTCCAGCGTAATTCCCTAAATTAATTTCATTAAATTTTTTTATATTCCTCTCTTTTAGATATTTTAAACGCTCTAAGCTATATTCTGATCTAATGTCATCAATTTCTTTCCAAAATGTTTTAGTTAATGTGGAGGTATCTATATTATCTATATAATGCGCGAACTCATGAGTTAATGTTGCTACCTCTAAATTTTCCTCATCCACTATACTTTTACCTCTATCAGAAAATATAGTATTTTGTTTGTCTGGGCTTCGGCTCTTTTTTATATATTCTTTGTGAAAATCTGATCTAGCATTATATCCCTTACCTAAATCAATTTCCGCTAATTTACCACTGTCAAAATATCGGACTTGCCCACCATAACCAGAGCCACCAGTAAATCTCAAATTAACTTTAGATCCAGCTCTTAAATGGGAAATTTTATATTTAGATGATAGCTCAGTAAATTGATTTATAAATTTATTCATATTATCTATAGAGATTCCTCTTCCTACAGATATTTTACTCACGCTTATATTTACCTCTTTTAATTTGTTTGTAAATATATCTTTAGCTTCTTTTATATCTTTAGCTTGATTTGGCTTTGAAGTAAACTCTCTAGCCCTCTCTCTGCTAGTAATGTCAGCGGTTGGCTTCCTAGCTGTTACTATTTCATCTCCTATGAGCTGGCTAGTTCTGGCGCTTACTCCCCCCCCTATCCCAGTCAAAGAAACACCCTCATTGACCTCTGCTCCTTCTTTTGGATATACAGCCATTGAACATCTACAGTTCACAATATTATGAGCCGAGGCTCCAGACCTAAAGTCAGCTGGCTTTTTCATTTGCACCACTCGACCAAACTCTGGAACTGCAAAAGTCTCATCAAAACCTACCTTTCTGCCATTCATGTTTAGGTGATCGGATTTATCACCTCTATTGAAAGCTCTAGTCCTTCCATCTTGGGAGCTGATCCATTCTTTTATCAAACTTGACTTTGGAAATATATCTGAGGCTGATTGCATTATTCCCTCATTAGCCGCTGAGGTTGCTTCAGTTCTTACTATCCTAGTGGCTTGATACTCTGTAATTCCTTTGAATCTACTTTGTAAGATTCTACCTTGCTGGTCTCTTCCTAATGACTGAAACTCTGGATCCTTAAATAGATTTCCTATATTTCTTTTAAGCTCCTTATGAGCTGTCCCTTGAACCAGAATTATCTTATCACCAGCTTCTGTTTGACCTATCCTTGAAAATGTTGTTCGCCATGTAGATTCGTTTCCAGAATTCTTTTCTATAAACTTATCAAAGCTTCTAGCGTACCATTTAGCAAAGTCAACTCCAACCTCCTCATAGAGATTTACATACAGAGTCTGAATGTCTCGTACCTTGAATAAATTAGAAAATTCCCTCTCTGAATTCGTGCTTAAAAAAGATTCTACTCCTTTGGTATATTCTGCTAATAGATATCTTTTCCACTTTTTGGATTGTTTCCTTTCATTGAGATTTAGCCTATCGGAAAAGGCTCCTCTCCAGCTCTCTTTAAATTTTTTGATGTCCACCTAATCATCTTTGTTAGCTGATCTATTTCTCTCTACAAATGACAGCATAGCTCTACCACCCCAAGCATTATACATCACATACCCTTTATCATTCCACGGCGTTCCTCTAAACTCCTCAGCTATCTCTGCATTTTGTTCATGCCTTTTTAAAAAGCTATAAATCTCATTTACATCGGACTGGCTTAGTGGGCGCCTTGCTGCTAATTGTCTAGCTCTAGCCCATCCAGTATCTGTCCCCATCTTAGATCTAAGACTATATTCTTTATCCCAGTCTAAAACTCTTTGAGCATTATTACTGGCGCCTTGCGGATAGTTATCATAATCTTTATTTTCTACTTCTTTTTTAGATGACAATGAATGCTCTTCTGGAAGTAAATCAGTATCATAAGCGCTAGATCTAAATCTACCAGTTCTTAAAGCGTAAAGCAATCCGTTGACCCTACCCAAAGCCCACTGCTGCTCATTACTTACGTTGGGTCTAACTGAGCTGGGGTTTGTTCTATAAGCACCTATGCCTCTGACAAAAGATCTGGCTAGCATAGAATAGGTCGCTCGCTTTGCTGGATTGTCTCCATACTCTTCATTGTGATCTTTAACTTTATTCCTTAAAGCTGTCTCCATGCTAGCGCTAATATTAGGCGCCTTTGTTTCCATGTCGTACATCTGATATATTTCAGAATCTAAATCTAAATCATCATCGTTGTATAAATCTCTATCTGCATAATACTCAGCCAACTTTCCATCATTTGCCGCCTCATACTCTTCGTGAGTTTCAAAAGGCATGTAAACAGTATATCCATCAAAGATATGTTCATGGAATCCAGTTCCTCCCATTTGCTCGGCTCTAGCTCTAGCCTCTGCTATAGTAGTGTAAACGTTGTTCATTCCCACCACTTCTCTCTTATGCATCTTTTGCTCATCTATAGCATCCACTATGTCATCAAGCCCAGAGCTTGGCTCTATTGGGATCAGATTAGCTGGGACATAATACTCATTCATTCTTATATTATCCTCATCAACTCCATAATTCATAGCGATCCTCTTCTCATTGGGAGTAAGCCACCAGCTTTTAGACATCTGATCCACTACCTTTTCGGTCTCTTCTTGTAGCTCTGGAATACTGTTAAAATCAAAGTCTATATATAACTTCTCTCCATACTGAGGAGTAAGCCATCTATTAAGCTCTTCTCTTATTCTTATTAGCTCTGGAATTACAGCATTTTGATATAAGGCTTTTTTAGCCTCTTTCATATTGTTGTAAGTAGAGCTGTCTGTATTATTTAATAATTGAACTGGTACATTGTAAACATTACAAAGATCTTTTATACTTGCGTTGTACTGTTCTATCAAAGACAAATCTGATGCATTGAGCCCAAAGTTTACCCATGATAATTTCTTTGGAGTTATGATTAAATCACCAGCATTTTGAGATCCTTGATAATTACTTTTAAATTTATCTTTTAATTGTCTAGCTTGACTCTCTGTAATATCGCCCTCATCTGAGATCAACATACCTCGAGCTGTTTGATTTTGTAGATATTTAACTCCAGTAGTCAATGCCTCATTATTAGCATCCATAGATCTCAGTCCAGCCTTTAATGGACTCATTCCGTATAAATGAGATCCAGAGCCATCGTAATAAGGGTTGAAGTTTTTAATGTGACAGATATACTCAGATGGGATTTTATAGGTTCCATTGTATTGCAGAGTATATTCTTTAATTGGCTGCATTAATCCACCGCTGTGAATTTCCACTACTTGACTAGGTAGAACATAAAGTTCCTTATACTTGCCACTATTCTGTCCAGTGTCTGGAGCAATACCATAAATGTATCTATTGCCAGTTAAAGACCCAAAAGCTATAACTTCTTGAATCCAACTATTAAACGATTGAGCTGGATTTGGTCTATTTAGTAATTCATGTAGATCTGTATCTTCAACTCCAACTAAAGCTTTTTTCTGTATTATATTCGCATTGATCAATCCAGTAGTGGTGACTGATCCAGATGTGATAGACTTATATCTTTTAAGTTCATTCTCATTTTTCACCTCATAAATTTGAAACGGAATATTTGCCGCTGTCTTACTTATTAGATTTACTATTGAGTAAATCGTTGAGTTGAATCTATAACCTTTATTGATGTAAGTATCATCATTTTCACTAGAGCTTATAAGGTTATCACCCAGATACCTATAAACTAATTTGTTGAAAGCTTCGTTCGTGTTTTGGCTTGACTTCTTAATTACGCCTCTGAATCTATCTAGAATTCCCATTAAATTATTTTTTACAAAAATATAAATTATATTACAAAGAAACTTGCTCGATTGCCCCAGACTGTATAAGCACAATATCTAAGACTGTCATGCAAGTGATTCCATTTATCGCATGGCTTGTTTATTATAGTTCCATCCTTTAAAACATCCCAAAGATAGTTCTCATATTCTTTTTTGAAGTTTTTAGACTCATTTGATAGATGAACATTAAACTCCTTTAAAAAGCTAATTCCAGCATTAATAGATCCTTGTCCTTTCTTGCTAGCTTTATACATATTACCAACGTCATCAATTCGCCTAAGCTCTTCGCCACTTTTCGGCTCAGCTGAGTCGTAAATACATAAAGTATCTTTATATCCTAAATCAGATATATATCTACTTAGATCGCTGTTTGTCATTCCTAATCTATAGCAAACTTCATGAACATAAAGATTGTCTTTTACTCTTCT